ATATATGGCAGATCAATAGAGAACGCGGTAAGGGTGGCCATGGTGCTACATTTCCACAGGAATTAATAAGAAAGATACTAGTAAACTTCTCGGATGAAGGAGACTTGATATATGATCCTTTTATGGGTACAGGAACAACTGCACTCGTCAGTAAAAACCTAAATAGAAATTATATAGGTAGCGAACGAAGTGAACACTATATACAAATAGCAGAAGATAGATTGTTTCAACCATTGGAGATATTCAAATGACACTAACACTTTATTCCCAAGACAGATGTAACTGGTGCGACAGACTAAAAGAACACTTGACGACATGGGGTTACGAATACAAAGAAATTAACATCTCAGAAGAAGGCAGTGGTCTTGCAAAAGACTTCCTAAAACATCAGGGACACAGAACAGTTCCACAACTGTACCAAGGTCAAAATGATGTGTTACAGGGAGACTCAGTATTACTCACAAAGGGTTTACTCGAATCAAGAATTGTGGTAGAATACCCAGAGAGATCAGAGGCTAGTTTTTAATGAATCCATTTGAATATGTTAACTCAATCAATATGACCAAGAAGGATATAATGATTGATGATTTATCCGAGAAAGCATATGCACCATTTATGATCAATAGATCCTTATCATACTTTAATGATACTGTTCTCATGGCAAATGAAATGAATATAAAACATCATTTGGACGCAAAACTACAATACCAATTTCTTATAAATATTGTGAGGAAGAGAAAACGCTTTTCCAAGTGGATTAAACCTGAGTTAGACAATGACATCGAAGTGGTTAAAGAGTATTATGGTTATAGCAATGAAAAAGCACACCAAGTTCTACCGCTTCTCTCTAAGTCGCAACTCGCGATATTGAAAGAAAAGGTGAATAAAGGTGGAAAAAGAAAATAATAATAACGTCCATTGGACTCCATCCAACATGCTAGAAATTACTTTGAACGAACCAGATGATTTTCTGAAGGTTCGGGAAACACTTACTCGTATTGGTGTAGCATCACGGAAAGACAAGAAACTGTTTCAGTCTTGTCACATACTACACAAACAGGGAAGGTACTTCATAGTACATTTCAAAGAACTGTTTTTACTAGATGGAAAAAAATCAAACCTAGAAGAGAATGACATAGAACGTAGAAACACTATTGCTACGTTACTAAGTGATTGGGGATTGGTCACATTCGCAGTACAACAAACATTACCTGTTGCACCATTAAGACAAATCAAGATAATACCATTTAAAGAAAAGACACAATGGGAACTCTGTCCAAAGTATAATATAGGAAATAAATGACGTGGACTAGTAAAAAGTTTGATGCGACTATTAGGAAGAAAGACCACTATCAATGGCGGTTCGGAGATCGAGACTTAGAACTCGATTGGAACTCAATGATCAAATTGTTTGATACCCATCCTATGGCCAAGGTCGGTGGTAACGTAAATAAGCTGAATTACACTTTATTACAGTTAGAACAACGTGCATCAACCCCAAAACAATTATTGAATATGGTGGAACAATTAAAGAAAAAGTTCCACAAAAATACAATATCTTTAATCTGTTTCGGATCGTTTGGTAAAACCGCAGAGAGTTTTAATATCCACAGAGATACGATGGATGTGATATACATGCAAGGTTTGGGTGAAGTTGACTTCTCTATCTGGAAATGGATAGGTAAGGATGGCATAAAATTACCAGACAACATTGATCACGGTAACCGTAATGACGTAAAACAAATATTTAAAAAGAGATTTAAGAAATATGACATATGCTGGATACCAAGAGGAACATACCACTTGATACAGCCAGTAGCTACTAGAGTTGGATTCTCATTTGGTGTAGAAGGAGATCCAGACCCGTCAACATACATATGATGTATTATTACCACAGTGCATAACGAATATGCATAAAGGTATTGACTTTAAGGTCAAAAAGGTTTATATATACTACAGAGTTGCAGAAAATCTGGACTCGTACATCTTGCTTGCAAAAGGAGAACACAATGACAGGCGTACAATCACTATTTCCCCGTGGATCATTCATAGGCTTTGACCACTTATTTTCAGAACTAGATCATGTCACACGACATGCAAACGATCACTATCCCCCACATAATATTGTAAAGGTTGATGAAGAAACATTCTTGATCGAACTTGCGGTAGCGGGATTTTCCAAAGATGAACTGGACATCCAGTTTAAGGATCGGACACTAACTGTAACAGGGGAACATGTCAGCAAAGGTAGAGAGTTTATTCATCGTGGTATATCTACGAAGAAATTCAAACGCACCTTTAGGTTGTCAGAATATGTAGAAATACACGGAGCAGATCTAGTGGATGGAGTTCTAGCAATAGACTTGAAGTTCGTACTTCCCGAAGAAATGCGTCCTCGCAAAATTAACATTGGTAACAGCGAGGAAACCAAACATGACACTAAACAACAGCTTAATGAGACTAACTAGTCCTTTACGATGGTTAGGTAAGAATATCCAAGAAGGAAGACAACGAAGTGCAAACTTCGAAATTGCCAGAATGCTACAATCAGTTGAATATCGTAACGAATCAGTTGAAACTGTATATACAGCAATCTGTGATAACAATTTAAAGTCTTTAATGGGCAACCTTACCAAATGATCAAAAAATTACTAGGATGGTTTAAACTACCTTCAATCGATCTCCATGAAGAATACCTATCAAGGTCAGTAGACATGTGCGATTTAGAACGAAGACTAGAAAAAATAAGACACAGATCCCATATTGTATGGTGATAAATAAGGGTAGACTGTAATGGTCTACCCAATTTTATTACATGAGGTGTGGCAATGGAATATGACGAAGAAGACTGGGAAGAAGACTTTTCAGAGTTTGAATATCTAATGGGGGCATTGACTATTTATTGTATGACCGATATGACAAAAGAACAGTATTGGAATATAATAAATCATGTTGAAGACGGATTTGAGTTTGACGCATCGGTGGACGTGCAGTCTAGACTTAATGATATAGTTAGATTACACAACACAAAAATACTGACGCCTTCTCAAATGGAAAAGTTGATCGGCCACCAGAGAAAGTTTATTGATGATACTAAAAGATGACAAAGAAACTACGGTAGATTACTTCTCGAAGTTTCCTTCTAATATTGAAAATGTAGGATTGAGTCTATCGGGTGGAATGGATTCCGCATTGATCCTGTGGTGTCTCGTTGAGATGCTCAAAAATAGAGAAGAATACTGGCGTGATGTAAAGATATGGTGTATGCATGGATACGACACTCATAGAACCAAAACACATTCATATGAAGCAGCCCAGAGAGTTCTAGACTGGGTAAAGTGGCATCAGAACGACACTACTATAATCCAACCGTTGCATGTATTTGCATATAACAAGTCACGTGCAGACCAAAGTAAAATGCAATGGCACAAACCCAATGAGGAATATCTGAAGAGAAGACGCAAATGTGATTTCGTTATCACGGGGATAACTCAAGACCATACAGGTCATGGTCGAACAAACAGCCAAACCCACGCACACTTCAGTAACCAAGATCTTGCAGATGAAACTAAGATCAGTTGGAGATATCCATTTGGTGCTGTAAACAAAGAGTTTATTGCACACCAATATAAACATTACGAACTACATGGTCTCAAGGCAATCACGGTATCTTGTACTGGGGATTCTAAAACACCTTGTCGGAAATGTTTCTGGTGTCAGGAAAGATTCTGGGCATTTGGTGACTATGACGGTGGACAAAAGAAACGAATCGTGTTATAATAGTTACATGAGTTTTTATACATCAGTCGCCAGATATGGCAATCAAATATTATATCGTGGATATACCGACAACGGTACACCTATATCACAGAAATACAAGTTTCAACCAACTCTGTATGTCCCTTCAAACAAACCTAGTGAGTGGAAAACCTTGTTCGGACAAACTGTCCAACCAATGCATTTCTCCACCATGCGTGAAGCAAAAGACTTCCAAGAACAATATAAAGATGTGGATAGTTTTGAGATACATGGTAACGGTAACTTTATTCAACAGTTTATCACATCTAAGTTTCCCAAAGAAATCCAATGGAAACGTAGTGATATTAACGTGGTCAACTTCGATATCGAGGTTGCGTCGGACGATGGGTTTCCCCATGCGGCTGAAGCACTACACCCAATTGTTTCAATTGCACTCAAGAGTTCCAAGTCAAATGTCTATCATGTCTGGGGTCTTGGTGAATATGATCACGAGAAGACACCACACAAACATCTAATCATACAGTATCGTAAGTGTAAGTCTGAGATTGAACTCATGGCCAAGTTCCTAGAACATTGGAGAAACGACTATCCAGATGTTATTACTGGGTGGAACATACGGTTCTTTGATATCCCATACATCGTAAACAGACTAGCGAGGATTGGTTCTGACAAAGCAGTCAAAGCATTATCTCCTTGGGGTTTGGTACAAGAACGTCAGGTTAGGTTCAAAGGTAAGAATATGGATTCCTACGAACTGACTGGTATCGGTATGATGGACTACTATGATCTATTCCAAAAGTGGGGGTTCACATACGGCCCACAAGAGAGTTACACACTCAACCATATATCCAGTGTTGTTCTCGGTGAGAAGAAACTGTCCTATGAAGAGTATGGTAACCTACGTACACTCTACAAAGAGAATCATCAGTTGTTCATTGACTATAACATTAAAGACGTTGAATTGATCGAACGACTTGACGAGAAGATGGATCTGATTACTCTTGGTTGTACTATGGCATACAAGGGTGGTGTGAACTATCAGGACGCATTCGGTACGACTGCGATATGGGATAGTATTATCTATCGAGAACTAAACAAAAAGAAGGTGGTCATACCACCAAATTACCGTAAGAGTAAATCTGCATATCCAGGCGGCTATGTGAAAGATCCAAAGATCGGTAAACACGACTGGGTTGTTTCTTTTGATTTGAATTCATTATATCCAAATCTTATTGTACAATACAACATGTCACCCGAAACACTTGCACCCAAGGTACACGCAAACGGTGTAGAACACTACATGGATACGTCACCAAACGAAGACGTGTATGCGGTTGCCGCAAACGGTTCAACGTTCAAGAAAAACGAACAGGGTATCCTACCAAACATCATTATAAACTATTATGCAGAACGTAAGTCTATCAAGAACCAGATGATCGAAGCAGAAAGAATCCAACAGAAGAACCCTACTGCGGAGAATGAGAAACAGATAGGTCAACTACATAACAGACAGATGACTATTAAGATCCTACTCAACAGTCTCTATGGTGCATTGGGTAACCAATACTTCAGATACTTTGACCAGAATGTCGCAGAAGCGATTACTCTATCAGGTCAACTTGCAATTAAGTGGGCTGAACGTACCATTAATGCTGAAATGAATAAAATATTAAAAACAGAAGGAGAAGATTATGTTCTCGCTATTGATACTGACAGCTTGTATGTTAACTTTGGTAACTTTGTCGATGCGTTAAAACCCGAAGATCCAGTCAAAGCACTTGACAAAATATGTGCAGAACACTTTGTACCATTATTCGAAAAGTCCTATGCGGATATGTTTACACAAATGAATGCATATGACAATCGTATGGTAATGGACAGAGAGGTGATTGCATCAACTGGTATCTGGCAGGCCAAGAAGAGATACATTCTAAACGTACACAACTCAGAAGGTGTACAGTATGCAGAACCCAAACTCAAGATCATGGGGATTGAAGCAGTCCGAAGTTCGACACCAATGGTGGTGAGAACTAAGTTCAAAGAACTATACAAGATTCTTGTAGAAGGAACTGAACAAGAGACACAGAAATACATCAACAACTTTCGTAATGAATTCAATAATCTCCCACCAGAAGATGTTTCGTTTCCACGTGGTGTCTCAGAACTGACCAAGTGGGAAGATAGGAATACCATCTATAAGAAAGGTACGCCAATCCACGTTCGGGCAGCTCTGATGTTTAATCACAATATAGAAAAGAATAAGTTACAGAAGAAACACGAACTGATCAAGAATGGTGAGAAGATCAAGTTTGTATATTTATCATTACCGAATCCTATCAAGGAAAATGTGATCGCATATACTGACTATTTGCCACCAGAGTTAAAACTCAATGATTATATTGATTACAAAAAACAGTTTGAGAAAACATTCCTAGATCCACTAGAACCAATCCTCGAAGCAATCGGGTGGTCTAGTAAAGAAAGAAACACATTAGATGACATATTCGGTTGACATCTGACTTTATATTTGGTATAATATATTATGATTTTAGAACACAAAGACGCACTTTACGCAGCTTCTTATTTCGGTGATTTTTTCTCCAACTTTGGACGAATAGATGACTATCTACGTAAAGTAAAACTGGAACGAATGAAGAAGATTCCAAACATGTTGTTTGGTATGTCTCATGGTGATACCATGTTCAACGACTTTGACATGTCGCCAGAAGACATGGATATCGAATTACGACCAGCCAACGGCAACTGGAAGGATCTACTTGAGGTAACTACATCACACGCAGTAGAATCTAATGTGCCAGGCAGAAGACTTAAACTTATGGTGTGGGAAAAGAATACCCAAAAACTGTTGGGGTTTATATTTCTTGGGTCTTGTGTTCTCAATTTAAAACCACGTAATGTATGGTTGGATCAACCATTACAAACAACAGACGCGGATGCAATGAAACGTTTCAATGCAGCTGCAATGATGGGTTTCATCATTGTACCAGTACAACCATTTGGTTTTAATATGTTGGGTGGTAAACTACTTGCGTCTATCTGTTGTACACACGAAGTTAAAGCAATGTTTGATGCAAAGTACAATTCAAACATATGTCACTTTGAAACAACTTCTCTGTATGGATCTACCAAATCATCATCACAGTATGATGGTATGAAGCCATATCTTAGAATGAAAGGTTTGACTGACAGTAATTTTACGCCACTATTGAATGATGACAAATACCATACATTAAGCGATTGGTTTATCAAAAAGAATGATGGTGTAGATCTACTCGAAAAAGGTGTATCGAGTCGTAAACTAAAACTACAAACTAAAATGATCGGTATTATTAAACAATCATTGAAACGGTATTCGGAAGAAGATTACAACAAATTCTGTGATATGATCGAAGAAGCAAAAGGATTGACAGAACAGAAACGTGTGTATTTTTCTGACTATGGATTCTCTAACTCAAAAGAGTTCATATTAGGGCTTGACAAAGAACTGAAAAAGAAGGATAATTACGATAGTTATTCACTTGAAAACACAGTCAAGTGGTGGAAGAAGAAGGCAACTAAACGTCACAATAATCTAAAACTAGATGGTAGATTGCGACATGAACTAGAACTTTGGAGCGAGAACTCTGACAAAATTGATATAATAAGGTGATAAAATGAACGCAAAATGGGCAGCGGGTAATTGGTCAACACCACCCCACGGTGAGTTTGGAGACAAACAATTAAATCTAAAAGCATACAGAGACTTTGTTGGTGAAGTAACCAGTGAGACATCTGACAACCTTGAAGCTATGATCTTCAGACTAAAAGAACTTGAAGGTGAGTGGCATTTGAATACACCACTACTACTGACATCCGCAATAGGATTGTCTGGTGAAGTAGGTGAGTTCAATGAGATAGTGAAGAAACTAATCTTCCACGGTAAAGAAATGAATGCAGAAGTACAGGATCACATGGTCAAAGAACTTGGTGATATTGCTTGGTACTTTATGAATATGTGTCGTGCCATTGGCGTAGACATGGATGAAGTAATTGAGAAGAACGTGGATAAACTCAAGAAGAGATATCCAGGCGGAGAGTTCGACATTTATCAATCAAATAACAAGGTAGAAGGAGACATATGACTCTATCCCTTACATTGTTTAAGACAATCTTTGACAACAAGACCCATAAGAGAATGGATTTTGTTGATTGGGAGAGTTTTGTCCACACATTGTATGGGTTGTCCGAACTACCGTTAAACAGTAAGAAAGACGCACAACTGATATCCCCAGCCATATACAAACCAGAAACCACTCGTAAGAATGATTCTGTGGTTGCATGGGCTGGGTGGTGTGCAGTAGACGTGGATGACTATGTTGTCAAGGGAGAACTAAAAGATGATTTATATAATATGTTTGGGGATTGGGAGTATGTGTGTTATAGCACTGCTTCTAGCACACGCGAAAAACCGAAGTTCAGAATTGTATTCAGACTTGGATCACATGTTGAGGCAAGTGAGATCCGAGCGTTCTGGTACGCACTCAATACGGAACTACGATCAGTTGGTGATAAACAATGTAAAGACCTCTCGCGAATGTATTACATCCCTTCGACGTATAATAACGCTTTTAACTTTATTTTCCGTAATAATGGTACTAGTATTGATGTTGATGCACTTACCAGCAAGCATCCTTACAGTAGTGTAAGAATAACCAACAGTTTCCTAGATGGACTCTCACCAGAGTTACAGGCGGCTGCATTAGAATACAGAAAGAAGAAATTGACGAATACTGACGTTCATTGGAACTCGTATCGTGATTGTCCATTCTTTCCAAAGAAACTTTCAATTGAATACAAAACTATCGCAGACGGTGGTTGGTATTACAAGATGTATCAGATAATGGTTGCAACGGCTGGAAATGCAACTAAACAAGAATACCCAATTACACCGAGACAGATCGCAGACCTATGTCGTGAACTGGATCAGGAAACAGGTAATTGGTATGAGAACCGACCACTTGAGAAAGAGGCGGATCGTGCGTTGGAATACGTATATAAAAATATGTAATAACACTTGCCATTAGTAGGCGAATCAGTTATTATAGATAGTATAGTAATCAGATGATTCTCTTTCAGCATTCCGCTCATAAGACACTCATCACATAACAAGGAAAACTATAATGCAACAGCATTTACATGAATTCATGGCGAGAATAGAAAACGCTCCCAAACAAGTAGCATCCGAACTTCCTGCACCAGACTGGTCACATCTAGGAAGCCTCAGCAATCGCAATGAAGTCATTGCTTTTGACGATATCTATATCGATTCTACTAATCATAACCCTTCTAGATGCATTGAACATACGCCACAAGAGATCGAATCATTGAAACTTGCTATCCACGCTGGTGTGGAAGTTACTGAGTATCCAATGGCCGTGACTAGAACTACACTAAGAGACAAGCCGTTTGAGTTAGTTTATGGTAATGGCCGTACGGAAGCGTTAATGCTACTTGGTGTTACGAAGTGGGTCTTTACTATAATTGAAGCCTCTTCAGTAAACCTAGATAGGATCGCATTGTCTGAAAACAAGAAAAGGTTGCCTAAGGTAGATATCAAGCGACAAGAAATGATCAATGGACTAAACAAACTGATTGTTAATGGCGCGATAAAAAATGATGAGAAATCGATCAAGGCTGAAGCAACACTCTTGTGGAATCCACCAAGAGAGGAACTAGGACGTGTCGTGCAGTTGACGATGTCACAATCAGAAACCCCACAACCATTTTGGTTTTGGAGTTCTGCGGTAAGGGTAAACCAGTGGGTTACAAATCACGCTCTTGACAAGACATATGCAATTGATGGTAATCTGTATGAAGGTCGCGATATGTACGGATCTATGTGTAAGAACGGATACTTACCCGCGAAGACTATTCAAGCATTTGGACGACTAGCCAAAACAGGAAAGAAGACCTACATCCTTGGTCACGTAGACGCACCGAGTGCGAAATCTTCTATCTGTGATAAGAGAACTGCGTTTATGAAAGCTTATGAAGCTATGAAAAGTATGTTCGAAGATGATTTGGGAATTGAATTTCCACTTATAGTCTTGGGATTCTTACCACAAGTAAAGGATATCGAAGATCTTCAAGACATAATACCAGCTCGCCTCTATGCGTAAAAGGAAACGTAACAAGTCGATGTCTCTGCGTAAAGCGGAGGCATCACTCCAAAAATACTACGATAAAATTGGTATAAGTAAGACTAAGGTATCCAGTCCACACGAGATACCTAGTTATAAGTGCGAAGGTACACATTATCCATCTGTGGGAACAGGGATTGGAAATGGTGCAAAGAAAACACATAATATATACACAGGTACGGATATAGTTGGGATTGCGACGATGCACAAATCCAATGCAGTTCCGATTCGTAGAGGTACTAATGAAGCGATTGAAATCGCACAGATGGGAAGTTAATTATGACAAAGTCAGGAAAGGTTTGGGGACAAACTGAACTAATCGAAGCAAACGGTGCATTAGAGTTTCACCGTATTGAAATGAATAAAGGTGGGGTATGTTCTAAACATCTCCACGAATTTAAATGGAATGGTTTCTATGTGGAGTCAGGTAAATTACTGATTCGCGTATGGCAGAAGGATTACGATCTTGTAGATGAGACCATCCTATATACTGGTGACTACACAAAAGTTAAGC